AGATCCAGGAACTTCCTGAATCCCGTTCGTGCCTGTCAAGTAACTCATGTAACTCGCATTGACCCATGGTCCCGGATCAGGTGCTAATTTCATAAGAACTCGATGGGCAGACACGGCATCAGACATATAGCCAAGCATACGCACGGCTTGCCTAGTGCGTTGATCTTTGATCCCTGACGGTTTCTCAGGAAAGGCCATCCGGATGGCGATTTCACGTTCATCACGATCAGGAAACCCTCTCCTCCAGATGTGCCCAAGGAAATGGGGGTCCTCACCAGTCGTAGAAATGCCAGTCTTCAAGACATTAAGCCGAAGGCCAAGTTCCTTGAAGTAACTGGACAACTTCTCAACAGGAAAGTAGACACTTTGGCCTACAATTGAGTCATCACCCAAAACCAAGATATGCTCATCTGGAATACTTCTTTCCGTTGCCCTGAGCCAAGCATACGTCACGGACAAATAATTGATGATTGAATCAATCATCTGAGTGAAGTAACTCCCACTCGGAACACCACGGTGCTTAACCCACACAGATTGGTCAGGCATCATGATGGGAGTGTGAATGAAGTAATTCACAACCTTCGTCCATGTTGCAGCTTCGTGTTCATCAAGGTCAAAAAAAGACCTTAAGACACGGAAGGCAAAGTCAATCAGAGTAGGATGAATCGAACTATCAAAGCCCGAAAAATCCAGAGAGTAGCGAACGCCACAATTCCGAATTGACTGCATCCTCGCCGAAATCTGAGATTTGAACAACCCAAAGGCCATTGGAGTGGACTCTGAGAGGAAGTGCTCAATCAGTTGCGGGGCAAATTGCGCCTCGAGCAAAAACATGGATTGAGGATATCCCCAAACCAACCTGGTCTTGGGACCAAGCTCACCATGCTGCACTCTGTGAAATGCAACACAGGGATCGGGTGCACGAGACCCCATTGCGATTCTTTTCGCGCGTTCAAGATCGAGATCGAAGGTGTCACGCTTCTTCGCTAGATCAGGAAGCCCGGAACTCTTCTCACCATGAGTGAAACGCAAAAGCGATTCATCAAGGGGATTAGCGCCGAATTTGGGAGCTTTGCTGCCAAATGCCCGGAGAGTGAAATCCATCGCTTGTTGAAGGACTCCAAGATAACTAGAGCTCAGGTCACTCGTTTCTCCGTACCGAGCGAGTGAAGCCGTAAGGCCCTCAACTGAGTACTGGCTTTTGTTATCTCTCTCTTTGCTTAGGTCATACCCAAAGTGTTGAAGTCCATTGAGTATTCCCCACTCGACGAGAAGCGGACCTGAAGTATTCAGGAACGCTAATGTTCGGCGTGCATTACCCTTCACGTGCCAAAGCCCGCGATTGGTAAGGCCAGCTTCCCGAAGGAGCTGGTGATCAACTACTTGATCTACTCCTTCAGACATGGGATTAATCCCTTTCATCGTAGTACCATTGGCGGAATGGTGAACCGGCTCTACAGAGCATGCTCGACTTTCCGAGAGTCATCCCCAAGGGGGACCCAGGCAATGCCCGAGG